AAACAGAATCTCTCCCTTTGATAATTCATGTACTGTTCCTTTATGTTTTTTATTAAAATCATCTACTTCTTCCTGGCTAGCTGGTGAAAACAGTCCATTTGTATAAGTGTATGGCATAAAAACTTGCCCGTAGGGAAGAAAATACCCACTTGTGTAAATATTACTCCCTATATTTATCCCGCCTTCTTCAAGTTTTTCATACACCTCATTTATATTTAAATCATTATCTTCTTCAAAATCACTCATACTGCTACTTATTTTTCCAGCTAATCTAGGAACATATTTTAAAATCTTCAAAAAGGTCCCAATATTTGAAAAAAATGGAGTATATTCTTTTATCCAATCAGTAAACATTCTATCACCTCAATTGGATTATATCATATCTGTTTAAATTATGATATCTGTTTCCAATGGCGTTTTAAAAAGAATTCCATCCCAACATCATCTTTATCATCTAGAATTTCCATAAAATCTGTTTTCTCTTGCTCTGGTAATTTTTTATACAATAGGCTAAGATTCCAAGCAATTTTCAGCCATGATATTTTTTTCGTCATATTTCCTCCTTTCTTTCTACAAAATTCAACCTCATTTTGTTAGTTAGCTAAAGTCTGCTTTAAATAACATTCATAGCTGTATTTTTAGTACAATTTATTTCTCTAAGTCTTGCAGAGTCTAACTGATATTTGATAGAAGAAATATCTGATCCATAAGTAACATTAGCAATCATATCGTTAGTCTTAGGAGACGGCTGTAAAATATTAATAGCACAGTTGATATATTTAACCGCCTCAGTCTCCGAACCACTTCGGGCCGTGTTAATAACAGAGTGTAAAGTCGCTGTATTATGACCTCCGGGCATAACCAAAATACCGGTGCAAATGATCCGATAATTGATATTATGTCTCATGGGTTGCCAACCGTCCTCATAGTCAATAGACCAAACACCTAAAGGAGAATGACCGTTCTCGGCAAAAATATCACTTAATACGAAATTAGTACCTCCAGTCATAGAGATAGCGCTCGCGTGAGGATTATAAAATTTACAATTACTGATATAGCATCTATCCGGATCCACGCTAGGCCATACCCTAATAACATGAGGTGTATCGACTCTACCCTCATTAGAGGACGTAGGTGCACCATCTGGAAATCTAGCATTAACCTTAAAGTATACGGCGTTTTTCGGTAATAAATAAGTTTCGAGCGTCATTTGATGAGGCCTATACTCGATAAGGTTTTTATCGGTGTCAAACCAGTAAATTTCGTACCAACGAGTTGTTAAACCGTAAGTTGTTGCTGTATCCATTTTACCAACCTTATAATATTTCATATCGGTATAAGTAGACGGATTATCGGAGTAATTATATCCGAGTTTAAGAAAATCAGTATGATACCATTCGTCAGACTCATTAACTGTTAAACCTGTTGCGTCAAGTTTACCAGAAGTAAAATCACTATAACGGACACAACCTCTGACTGCACCGTCCAAACCGGTACCACTCCACTGATCGAAACCATTCATACGGGTACTAATATTAAATCCGACTGTATCATGAAAATCAATATTTTCAATCTTACATTTATAGGCACCTGTAGAAAAAACAAATGCGTTAACCTGTTCGCCGTAATCACCCTCTGTATATCCTAAATCAGACATTAATCGTCGCTCGCCGTAATAGTGCATATTTTTAACAACAGAGTTTTTACAGGACATATAATACTTATCCTCGATTTGATTTCCCTCATCGTCTGTAACCTTAAACCCGGAGAAAGAAAACATAATATAAGGATTTACAGAATGATCTGGACGACTATCAGTCGTATGACAATAATCATTATCGTCAACATAAATATACGAATTATTAAAGTCAACGGTAAAATCAGTAGGAATATAGCATTGCACACCAGACTTAAACGGTTTAATGTGATATGTGGTTTTAGGGAATACGACACCGTTATAACCGCTTGCGGCGGCCTCATCAATCGCACCGATAATAGCTTTTAAAGTCGCTACAGATGTACCACCTACAAGATGAGAACCGTTATAAATATAACTCTCAGACGGATAAAAGTAATTTTCGTTGACAGTCTCTGTCTCGGAAACCGTAATATCTAACGTACAAGTGATTGTAGTATTAGACGCTTTAGCGGTAATCGTAGCGGATCCGGAACTCTTAGCAATCAGAACACCGTAATAACATTCGATAACGGACGGATCGGAGGAAACATACTCGACATTATAGCTATTTTTGGTAATATCATACGGATAAACCATAGCTTCGATATTATACATATCTCCAACGTTAAGAGACTCGATTGGGTTAAGCCAATAAAGTGCCTCGACATAACTCATATTGTCCTCTACAGCCGGTTCACCTGGATCTACATTAGTAAATGTCCTATTCTCGCCATTAACGGTAATAGTATGCTCGCCTGACTCAATAGGGGTATTGATAAACTCAGGTAATCTTTCGCTTGATTTTACTTGATAAGCGGATGGAGATCCAAAACCAGTCATACCCTGAACGAAAGTCGACGAATTATACCATTGAGTATAATAAAGTAACATGATCTTTTCTCTCAGTTCGATAATTTCATCTTTCGTGAGAGCTCGATCGTAAACGATAAGTCGTTTAATTTTAGGAATATCATCGGTTGTTCCATTGAAAAGTCTAAGATTAGTCAACGCCGGATAATCGGCATAATTGTAATCAAATTCGCCAGGCATCATTTCATTAAATACCACGGAATATTTACTATTTTCCACATCAACCGACATAACGAAAAATACATTATGCAAATCTGTCATTAAAAGAGGATCTTTAGAAATATTCGCACGAGCATAAGCAAGCGGCAATGGCATATTATATTTTGTATTACCGTATTTCATAAATTCCTGTACGGGCAATAAAATTTTTGAAAATGTCGAAAAACTACCTGAATAATCAGTTGAATTTTTACCAAAGCGTAACCCGTACATAGTATCATTGTTTCCAAAAATAACATGGGTAGCCTCATCAAAATCTCCTAACAAAACAATTGTACGGCTACCCAAACTCTGACCGTTGATAATATTCGTACATTCCGGCGTACTACCGTACATTGGACTATCTCCAACAAAATAGTCGTCAGTAACAGCAAAACCAGACGTATTGACATTACCTGTAGTATCGACGACCGCGCCATTGATAATTTGGATATCACATAGCAGACCGTTAGTATCAATTTCATAAATACGATTAGGCACTATTTTCCCATTTTCGTCAATTGTAATTTTATACTTATTTCCATCCTGCCCGACAATATATCCAGCTTGTTTTATCTCAGACAATAAATCATCGGATAAATGTTTTTCTTCTATGCTTTTTTCTGGAGTAGTATAATTTTTTAATTCTTCCTTGAGTGAACCAATGATGTCCCCTACAACTTTCGCATCTGCTGCTTTTCCGGACTCTTTCAGCGCGCTGTCTACCGGCACGATTTTGGCTTCTGCAGCCTGGATCTGTTTTCTTACGGCCTCGCCAGCTGTATCATATTTTGTTCCATCCACTCCGATGCGAATATCCTCGCATTCCTCCTTGGCCGAATTTGCAGATGCCACAACCGACTCTTTGATATCGTTATAATTTTCGTTTTCTTCATGGATTAAGCGAATGCACTTCGAACTTCTTCGCCGTAGACTGCCTTCTGAAGCTGTTCCAATTCTTTTGAGATATCAGCCATCTTTTTTTACCTCTTTCTTTTCTTTTGAAATCTCTTTCGGTTTCTCTGCTTCCGCAGAGCCCGGCTCCTTCGATTTCAGCTCTTCCAGTTCTGCAAGCAATCTCTTTCTTTCTTCCTGGAGCCGCTGAATATCATTATTTGCAAGTGCCAGAATTTCCGCAGATTTTCTCTCCCGGATATCAGCTAAGAGCCCCAGGATAATTCCCTCGGCAAGGTACGCCGGAAGATTTGCTTCATCCAGCGTACGCATAACCGATTCGTTTATTTTTGCTTTTGTATTTTCCATGATTTCTGCAAGGTTCATTTCGTTTTTCCACCCTAAATATTTTCCTCTATCCACGTGTTAATAAATTTCTTAAGCCATTCAATGTGTGACTGTGCCTCTTCGTCCAGCACCGTCATGCTGCCTTTGTTGTTGTCGCTGGTAGTTCTACCACTATCGGTCATTTCTGTGTACGTAAAGCCCAATCGCTGACCTTGTGCTGCATTCATGACATTAAAACCTGTAATAACTCGTTTCATGATAATTCCTCCATCCTTTCGATCAAGTTACTTTGCTCATCCCGCACTTCATTTTCGTCTTTTTCCATCTCGCACAGCAGTATCGCTTGATTTCTTATTTGCTCATTAATCATCTCCTGATCTTCTGCTGTTACATCCTCCTTTTCCGGAATGTTGGATTCCTCGATCCTTGTATCCCTGCATCCTTTTTGCCTTACTCGTACTTCCCAATAGAACTCAAGCTTTGGCGTACCTTTTACCAAAAAATAACCATCATTTTCATTTGTTGATTCGATATACAATTCTCCGGGACCTTTTGCAGTAAGTGTCACATGATACTTCATATTTTTTTCTATTGTCGCCAGAAAATCGTTCTCAAGGTACACATAGCAATAACCATCATTATCAATTTTTCCTGTTCCAATGTCGCCGAAAGTTGGAGATGCTGTTTCGTATGCATACATCTCAGCATTACGTCCATCGTCTGTATGGATTATTCTTGTTTTTTCTCCCATACATCCGAGTTTTCCATACGCATAAATATCGTTGTTGGCTGTAAAACCATACCCTCGTAGCGTAGATGTAGATTCTCCAACAAAAACATCTTTTCCGACATATCCCATTATCATAGAGTAGCTTTTTTGCGATAGATCTACTCCTATGCTAACTTCGTTGCTGAGATACATACCAGAAACGAAGTTGGGTGACATGGCGAACACATCACCTTTTCTTGTTATTTCACAATTTCCACCAATTTCAAGCGATCCTCCAGTAATTTTCAACGATTTCGTTTCCGCTGAACCGTCCGTGTTGATTTTGAAATTAGAATTCGCGGTTACCGCTCCGTTCAAACTTATCTTCGATGCATTTATTGCTACGCTTTCTGCTGACTGATTTATTTTTGATATAATTTCGTCACCATTTACTTTTTTCGATACTTCTGTTTCTATCGAATCTGCTTTCTGCTTAATGGCGGTATTCATTTCCGTGGTCGTCGAATAATCCTGGAATTTCTTATCGACGTTGATTGCCACGTTATCAATTTCCACCTTTAGGTTGGCGCTTACGTTATCAACGATCTCCGTCAGGTCTTTCAGGCAGCGAATGTTCGTCAGGTATAGCGCTGTCCCGGAAGTTCCACGTACTGTAATTGCAACCGTTTTTTCTTTTTCTTCCGAAGTTTTAACGATGTGTTTAAACACCCGGAAAGCTCCCGGAGAATAAGATGACAGATCATCCGTCGCGGCAGAATCAGAAAATCCAACCTGCAGATTTGCTGGCTGTTTTCCATCCTCGAAAGCCGCATCACAGCATATCGTATAGGTACTCGGTTCGAGAGTTCCGACGGACTGTTTGATCTGCACCGTTGCTGGTGCAGAGAAACTGACCTTTAGGCACTTCATATTCAGGAACTCTGTAAGTTCCAGCTTTGCATTTGCCCCGGTTCCAGAAATTGAAAAATTGCCAATGGCCAGGGTTTCCTGTTCACCATTGACAATATAATTTTTCCGTGAAACATATTCTTTCAGGGATGACGCATACAGAACAACGCGGTTTTCTGTGTTCTTGATTGCGGTGCCAACTTCCTCTTTTAGCAATTTCTGCTGTTTATCCGTATACTCATTGGAGCTGGTAGCTGCATCGGATATAGCGCCTTCTATGGTTTCTGTGTACGCAACATCAATTTTTTCAGCCGTCACAGAATTTGCCATCAACATTTTGCCATTGATCTGTCCATTCATAGTAAGAGCAATACCATCAATCGGGCCATCATATCCATGGCTATAATGAGCAAGTCCGCCCAATCCCCATCGCCACAAGTTCGTTGCTGTTTTTGCACCGGGTGCATCCGCCACAATGAACTCATTTTTTTCGTGGATTGCATAGCCGCTCTTCGTCATGTCGTTCAGGAGGTCTGTAGCGTTCCGTAACGCCTCCTGGAGGATTTCTCGCTTGCCTGGTATAGATTTTATTGTCTCGTCCAGTTGGCTTGCTTTCTCGGCGTTTGACGACGTATAGGTGCTGTTCGTTTTTTTCGTACCGAGAGTAACCGTATTTTTCGCATAATCTGTAAGATATACAGTGATGCTGGATAATGGTATATTGCTGTCAAGTCCATGCGGAGGCGACACACAATGGATGAGATCACCCACCTCAAATTCCTGCACTTCTGCATCTGTTAAGTTCAGATCAATCGCTTTCAGGTTAAGCACCATGTTTTCAAACTGTGTGCTTTTCAGGTACTCTTTTCCCTTCCGCAGCAGGTTGGCCGGAACCGTCACATCGTCCCAGGTAACCGTCTTATAGATTTTTCCGTAAGCTGCAACCGCATCACTATCCGAAACATAGTCAACTCCGCCATTTACGGAACTGATAGTCAACCTTTCATCCAGTCCCTCTATGCTGGATTCTTCCTGCGTGGCTCCCAGTGGGATAACACAGGTAACCAGGTCTGATGCATCCATGTTTTCGGAGTAGTCCAGCAGATTTTTCCCGAAACGAATTTCCTGCGTATTTTGGCGGTAGAAATCTGTATCGCTCAGATAATCAAGATATCTTATGCCATCTTCTTTGCGTACCACAAGATGGCCGCCGAGACGTTCAACCAACTTTTTCTTCAAGGTGTCCCTTGATGTTTCCCAATTCGCGTAACGATACAGCGAATCATTCGGATCAGTTACGGTCACCCGGCCGAGCGCGAACTGCTTACGAGTTTCTACCTGAGCATTGTGATTATCAATGATTTTGCTGACGTAATCTCTTACGGAAATATTATGATAGACAGCTGGACGCTGCACGCTATCACAGAAATAGGCAAGTTCTCCTTCAACGAACACTTTTTTGACCCCTTTGGAGTCCTGATCGTCGTAGAGCACTCGCCCAGCAAATTTTTCAACGTCATCTTTATAGATCACGATATCCGTGGTCAGCTTTTTGACGTATTGATAATAGGGATGCTTAGGATAGACCGAAAATTCCGCCTGTCCATTTACGTTATCGCCTTTCTGGTAATAGGGATCTCCTACAATCAGATTGCGAATCTTAGGGTTGTGCAACGTGTATTCTTTCCCATCCGCCGTAAAGGCCTTGATTGTATACATTACAGCATACCACCTTCATGAATGATAGAGGCAGTTCCGATGCCCTGGAAATACAACTTATTTTCACCCTCCTGCAAATCAATATCGTACAAAAGATTTTCACCCTGAAAAAGATTGAACGTCGTGTTTTTGTATTTCAGCTTCAGATCATTGCTATCCGAAATAACCCGTAGCGTCTCATTATGCGGCCAACCAATCAGAGTAACCTCTTGCCACGATGACGTACTGATGACTTTTACGTCTGGCGTATAGCGAATAGCTCCATCTACGAAGGAGAAAGTGTCCCACTTCCAGGGTTCATTCGACGGGGTGACATTCAATTTATACGGATAGCAATTACATTCTATGGATATTTCCGCAAGTACCTCATTCGATTTTTTAGTGTCAATATGGCAACGCCCAGTATAATAATAGCCAGAATCAACATCCATGATGATCTGGCATTCTTTTCCCTCAATCGCGGTGGCAACTCTGCTAACCAATCCAGCCCAATGCGAATAGCTGCAATCGCGGGCATCAAACGTAAATTTCAGCGTTCGCATGCCGTAGACAATGCCTCCGTTTTGAGCTTCTGTCAGGTCGAGAGATCCATTCATGCCAGGGACATCGACATATACTGTCTTTGCTTCTGGCAGGTCGATCTCGACGTTTTTTAATTTGAGACCCCAAACATCATAAGAATGGGTGCCGTTAAACGACACCCCCGTTACTTTTCCTGGCATGGTCAACCTCCTCTCTTTTTGTGTGTATCAATTCTGCCCATATTCTGATCTACGATCGGCGTGGTTGCATCTCCAATCTCTTTTTTATCCAGATCAACATGCACATGAGTTTCGCCAGAAATTACTACTTCCGTTTTGCTGTCGTCGAACGCCTGTCCGTTTTCCTGCTCAATCTTGTATACCTGGTTGGTATTCTTATCAAGCGTGATTTTTCCGGTTTCGACATTCACAGTGGCTTGCATTCTACGAGCCAGCGCCGCCATCTCTTCGTCAGTCTGTTTCTCGAGTGCTGGCATCGCGGCATCCATACCTTCACCAACTCCCGGAGGAATCCACTTACCTACCTCATCTCGGAATACTCTTGATGGGGAATGGATTCCAAGAGCTCCCTTAACTCCATCAACAATTCCGCGGAAAAAGCTCTGTACCTGACTGCGGAACCATCCAGCAGCGTTGCAGATTCCATTCCACACTCCAACTACGATGTTTCGCCCAACCGAAGCCATCTGCGACGGAAGAGAAGAAACTCCATTAATAACCGAATTTACCAGCATCGAGGCGGCATTGCGTCCTTTTGATGCAAGATTTCCGCCCCAGGATGCTACCCGGTTCACCGTAGCAGTCAGATGGTTCCAGATTTTTCCCGGCAACTGCGAAAAGAAATTCACTACAGCATTAATTGCATTGCTTGCTGCGGATCTGGCTTGGTTCAGCAGATTAGATCCCCAGGAAATAACCCGAGAAATGGAATTTTCCAGCCATGTATTGATTCGGCCAGGTAGCTGTGAGAAATAGTTGACTACAGAATTAATCGTGTTGCTCGCGGCGTTCTTCGCCTGGTTCCACATATTCGAACCCCAGGTCGTCAGGTTTTGGAGTGCATTCTGTAGCCATGTGTATATCTTCCCTGGAAGCTGAGCATAGAAATCTACGATCGCCATTACGGCATTGTACGCAGACTCACGGGCTTTGTTCAGCATATTCGCTCCCCAGGTTACCAGGTTGTTGAACGCAGTTGTCAAATGCGTCCAGATTTTTCCCGGCAATTCTGAGAAGAACGTTACGACATTTTCGATGATGACCGGGACATTTGTCTTCGCCCAATCAACCGCATCAATGCCGAACTGAATCAGTTTTCCAATCGTATAACCCAGGGCGTAACCGATTTTGTACGGCAATTCTGCAAAAAAGTTTGAAACAGATTCTACTGCATTTTTTGCTGCCTCTGATGCCTTGTTGTAAATGTTCGTTCCCCAGTCAGTTAAATTCTGGAGCGCGTTCTGCAACCACGTGCTGATTTTACCAGGTAATTCAGAAAACCAGTTGGAAACCGAATCAATCGTGTTTTTCGCCGCGGTCGATGCTTTTTCGACCATATTAGAAGCCCAATTCTGGACATTCGTTATAATCCGGGAGAACAGATCTTCCGCTTTTCCTGGGAGTTCAGAGAACCACTGGATAACAGCTTTTCCGGCATTCAGAATATCGTCGCCGTGGTTCTTGATTGCAACCGCCAAATTGGCAACTGCAAAAACAATAGCAGCGATTACAGCCGCAACCGTTCCCGGCACTCCGAGAATGATTGCTCCGACGGCAGCAATCGCAATTCCGACTCCCATCAGAATTTCTTTTACGACATCGAATCCGTTTTGGAACATGTCCGCGAAGTTCTTGACTGCAAGTATCGCGCCGCCAATGAGAGCTCCTACTCCAGCAATGGTCGCTCCGAATGTTGCAAAAAAATTAGCAACTGCAGAAACCGCAGATCCGATGAATGATGTTACCTGAGAGAGTACGGATCCGGCTACAGAGGAAAGGCTTTGGATTTTGGATCCAAAATCAGAGATTCCACCCGCGATTTTCCCAATTCCACCAACCAGGCCAGAAATTCCACTCTGGAGCGTCTGGAATGCAGAAAACAGCCCAGTTATTGCACTGGCTGCGGTTTTTGCCGTTTTAAGTCCAGCAATCGCAAGGACAATATCTCCGATCAGTTCGCCGAGCTTTCGGATGGTTTCGGGATCCTGTTCATTAAATACGTCGAGGAACTTTTTCAGAACCTCTTTTGCTTCGCCGACAGTTGTTTCGACCTTATCAAAGATTGTCGAGAAGAAGCCATCCATCAGCGCGGCTGCATTCGGGAACTCCTCCGAAAGTCCATCGCAGAATCCAGCAACAAAATCTTTCGCTGCCCGAATGATAGTCGGCAGATTTTCGCTTACTGCATCGCCGATTTTTTTCAGCATCTCGCCAAACGAGCGGCCTAAATCGGACGAATGCCATACCATCGCCTGTAAGAAATTCGTGAACAGGTAGATTCCGGCTGACCACATATCGCCAGACAAACTCATGATTGCCTGGGCAAGTTCCGAAACCATGGTTGCTCCAGATGTCGCCAGAGTCCATTTGCGGCGCATAATCGCGTCGATAAAAGACTCGACGAGATCCTGGGCTGCCGAAATCATTTTTGGCGCAGCCTTCGCAACTTCCGTCACGATCTGCGCCATTACTTCTCCGGTCTTGGTTACCAGTCCATCCAGTCCGCCATCATTAAAGGCTTCCTGGAGTTCCTGAACCATGCGCTGTGCTTCTTTTACGATGTCTTTGCACGGCTTCTCCATCTCTTCATAGAGGGAGATGCCTAAACCCTCAAGACCAGACTTCAGAATCGTAATCTGACCTTCGAGGTTGTCATTCATCGTTTCGGCCATCTGCGCCGCGGCTCCATCACAATCGTAAATTGATGCAGTTAAGGACGCAAAATCCTCATCCGATGCATTTACGATCGCCAGCAGACCGGACATTGCGTCCTGGCCTCCGAGGGATGCCGCCATGTTGGCTTTCTGTTCCTCGGTCAGCCCGGCGAATCCAGCTCGCATATCCACCATGATTTCCTGGAGGCTCTTCATGTTACCGGAGCTATCCGTAAGTGAGAGTCCCAATTTGTCCATGGCGGCCTGGACTTCATCGGTCGGTTTCGCCATTCGAGACAGAATTGCACGTAAATTCGTACCCGCCTGACTGCTCTTGATTCCGCTGTTCGCCATCAGCCCGATTGCGGTAGCGCAATCCTCTGCCGAAAATCCCAATGCGCCAGCAAGAGGAGCGACATATTTAAAAGTCTCGCCCATCAGTCCGACATTGGTGTTCGCGTTTGAAGAAGCCTTGGCAAGAACATCTGCAAAATGCGTCGAGTCACTCGCCGATAGTCCGAACGCCGTCAACGCATCCGTAACGATGTCTGATGTCGTTGCCAGATCTTCGCCGGATGCCGCCGCCAGGTTCATAATTCCTTCGATACCGTTAAGCATATCTCCGGTTTTCCAGCCAGCCATTGCCATATCGTGGTGTTATCGTAAGGCTTTTTATCCTTACTTCTGCATCATTACAATGCAGCCCAGCGTAACTTTTTACCGCGTTCCTCTGCGGAACACCCTATCCGATAGCGAGGACTCTTGGGAACTTTATAGTCTCTGACATCTCAGCCAGAGGATCAGCTCCTACGCGTTGCCGTTGACCAGATTTTTAAGTCCGACCTTCACCGTCTGATTATGGTTGCAAACCACCTCCCAGCTTCTTTCCTCACTTATTCTCTGCAATCTACGTGATAGGTTCATTGCAGACGTCACAGATCACAACTATGCATTGATTCCGTCATGATCCCTTTAATTTTTAACTAAACGCATCGGCTGACTCGGCGGCGGAGTACTTTGTTTTGGCGCCCATCTCTTTTGCTTTGTCCGTCAGGCTTTTCAGCTCATCCCCGGGCGCCCCGGAAATTGCAGCAACGTTCGACATACCGGCTTCGAATCCGGCGCCAGTCTTGATTGCTGCCGTTCCGATTCCGGCAACCGCAGTGGAAACTCCGCCGATGACCGCAGTCGTGGCTTTCAGAGCCTTTGATGCATACGATCCGATTTTATTGATTCCATCCTGGAAACCGGATGAATCAATCGACGTGTCAAATTTTAGAGTGCCATCATAGCCCAATGTTTTCACCTCACTTTAAGGGCAAACAATGGATTATCGGCTCATGATGGCTCTACTTAATCTGTTGTCCGTCTTTTATTTTGACTTCAAAAATACAGGAGCACTTGCGGCCTTTACAGGCCACTTGTACTCCTTTACACTCTGCCTCCTTTGAAAAAAATAGAGGCATTTTATACCCGCATTCCGGGCAAACGACTTGAACAAGTCTCTTTTTTTCAAGATTCAATCAATTAACTTCCTCCTTGCAACAGACCGGAAATATCATCACCGTTCATCAGTGCTTCCCGTAGGATTGCTTCCGCCTCTCGTTCTTTCTGAGAAACAGGAAGAGCATGGATTTTCTGCATTTTACGATAAAATTCCCGCTGTTCTTTTGACATCTTAGATGTTGTTTTTATGCTTCTGTATCCCATGATTTTTACGAACTCTGTGTTTTCCCCCAGGGAAACGAACATTGCACGGAATTTCCACCAGTGCAAATGATTGACTTCCTGCAGATCCACTCCGTATTGCTGCAAAAACGCAGCGTAGATATATGAGTCGTCATATTCAAACGAATATACCTTTTCCGGATGTTTGCCGGAGGAAGAATCCGATCCAGAGTCGTTTTCAACTGCTTCTTTCCCGCATCGGTAGAACCAAAGCATTTTTTCAACTGCTTCATGGATGTTCCGCGGTACGACGGGATAATACAGGTTGAGTCCATGAATGATTTTTTCTTCATTTGTCACTTCGTCATCCTGCATCAGAAGCTCAAATAATACCGAAATCCGAAAGTCCGTATTGATTTCGTATTTTTCCCCGTCTACTTCCACTGTATCAGGAAGTAGATCTACGAGCATATTCATTCTTCCGCATCCTCGTCAAACGGTGGAAGATCCTGGAAACGTTCATTCACCTGTTTTCTGAAGTTTTTTTTATTTGCGCGTCTCTGCTGACGGTTCTGTACTCTGTCCGGTGTGTACTTTCCAACAATTTCTTTTACAGTGTTACGGGAATCCTCCATTGCTCCCATTGCCTTTCCGAAACCGTCCATTCGAGTCGCAAGGTCTCCTTTTTTCGGAAACAGTTCTTCCGATGTTCCAGGACCGAAAAGATCGTCAAAAAACTCGTCCACGCATCTGCACTGGTATCTCATTGCCTCTGCATTCGATTTACCTTCATAGGCTTTCTTGTTCTGGATTCTCGCAACAATTTTTTTGGTGAGTCTTTCGTACTCCTCAACAACGTCTGCATCCAGCAGATTCAGCTCGAGTTCTACTCCATTAATTTCAATTTTGCTCATAGTCTACCTCCTAAAAGAAAGAGGCCGCTTACGCAGCAGCCTCAGTAAAAGTTTTTTTCGTTGTGTCAAACGTTCCGAGTACCGGATCTCCGACCGCATTCAGATTGCCTTTAACAACCTGTTTATTCTCTCCAGAGTAGTCCGATACCTCGCAGGAAACAACAAATTTTCTTGCTTCGAAAACATTGTCTCCGGTCTGTGCCTTGTTCCACATCTCAACGCGGACATATTCAAACTCCGCATCGGAGCCGATATAATGGTTTCTGCCGACCTGGTACAGGGCATCAACCGCTTTTTCGTCCGCAATATGTTCAGCCTCAAAAGAGAAGCTTGTTTCATATCCGGTTACGCTCGAAGACGAGCTGACCTCATTGACATATTTTACGGATTCTGTCTGTGCTCCTGGGCTTTCATCCAGGGTAGTAAATCCGGTTCCCATAAGCGCCCACTCCGGTTTGGATTCTGTGCCTACGTTAAGATAATCAGCAATCATGTGTCTTAACACTGCTTTTCCTCTTGGCATTATGTTACCTCCTTCTGATATACCAGCCGCAGCTGGATCTGATATCGTGCATTCCGCATGGATGCGTCAAACATGTATCCATTGGACAGCACCTCTACTTTTTCGGCGTAGCAGTTCTCCGGGAGATCCGGGAAAATCTCATTTCTGTTATTCTGTTCGATCCAATCCGCAAAACGCTCATAGAATGCGCTGTTCTGCATGTTCTGGACCCGATCCATAGAATAATATTCCCGACTGCCGAAATTAAACTGATACTGCCTTGTTTCGACCCCGTTGACATATCTTTTAATCACCGGTTCGAAAATGCCAGTTTCGACCGTGTATTCGACTGCCTGATCCCCCAGGGAATCAACTCGAAACACACCGTCACTTAAAAGAGGGCACGCCGAAATATATTCGACGATACCTTCGATGATTGAATTTGCCATTTATCCTCCCAACTTCTTCGCTCCGTCCAGGATCTCCCGCTTCTCAGCAACTTTCATTCGCTCAAACCACTTAGCTCCTCTGTTCGCATCGTACGGTCTGCTCTGTGCGGTATCGTAATACTGCATTCTGGCGTACGGAGCAATGTATTCTACCAGTCCACTGCCGACCGTAGTGCCGAGCTTACCGGATTTTTCCAACATACCCGTCTGAAAAGGCACTCTAGGGCTGCATCTTCGCAGCACCTCAGAGTCAACAAATTTCTGCATCCGGTTAAAATTTTGGTTCGCTCGCGGAGTAAATGATGAGTCCCATCTAAGTTCCGCCTTTCCTTTGTCGCCTTGAATGATACATCCTCTCGGAGTCTTGATCTGTTTAAGAGCCATTATTGTCCACCCACTCTCCAATGTTTTACGGCATCTGATCCCCTCGTAGTGTTGTCCGCGTACTCAGTTACATTGACGATATCATGGTTGTAACCAAGCAATTTCAGAAAATCAAGGATTCTGGACGCTGTTATCACACCTTTGGAAAAATCAAAATCGTCAGATTTCCAATCGCTCATGAAGAACGCCATTCCTGCGACAATGTAGCATCCTTTTTGCAGTGTCCAATGTTTCCTCGCTTCTTCATCGTCCATGAGCTTATATTTCTGCTCGGGAACGTAAGTCCGACCATCCTGGAAATTTGCATGAATTGGGATTCGGATTTTAAAACATGAGTTCTCAGTTCGTTCAGATGTCCCCGACGAAGCCCGCAGATCCACGAAGGAAACACCAGAAATATTGGTCGGAATGAAAACCTCCCGCCTGGACTCTTTGTCTACGCGGAGGTTAAAAACCGTGATGTCCTGGTTTGTAATCATACTTTCGTGACCTCCCTCGATAGATCAAGCCTGTCCCGGCGAGATACATTTTCATGTCGGCGATGATTTCCGACCGAACAGCGCTCATTTTTTCAGCATCGGCATACGACACGGCATAGCCATCGTTGCTCTCTGATTTCAGTTTTTGATCTTTGAGCTGCTTATATTGGTCGTATTTCTCTACCGCACTGCATACCGCATCTTTTACGCAATCCGGGATGCTATCCAGCTTTGCGATTCTCCCGTAGGTAATCTCATCAATAAGAGCCGTAGCCCATTTCAGATTCCGGGAAAACTGCGTCGAATCCAGATCGCCCATATACTCGTTGGAGTAGTAGTCGTAATCTACGTATGGCTCCCGTATAGCCTCCTGTGGCATTTTTTCACACCTCCCCTGGGATTTTATCGTCTAAGCAGGAAAAACGCCGTATTCGGCGTTCCTGTCATTTCGCAGCGGCTTTCGCAGATTTCTTTGCTGGAGCTTTCTCTTCCGCTGGTTCGGATGCTGTTTCATTCTGAGATTTTTTTTCTTTCATAGCAGCATTTTCAACTTTCAGCGTCTCGTTTTCTGCCTTTAACGTCTCATTTTCAACTTTCAGCGTCTCGTTTTCTGCCTCGAGATCTTTAAGTCGCTGGGTCGGTTCCACATGCTCATGTACGATGTTGTCGTCCATGTCGGTGATGGTGTATCCCAGCTTGATGTAGACATCTTTTTTCTCATCCGGGATTCTAACAACCCGGTTTGCCTTTCTTGCTTTTAACATTGTTTCTCCTTTCTACGGAAGAAGGAGCCATTTCTGGCTCCCATCCGTTATGCATCAGGCGTGCTTCGTGATGTTGAACGCGATTGCGTCAACTTTGTTCGGCAGAAGGAAAACATCCTCGAAGGACTCCTCGAAGTATTCCCACTTGCCCTCAGATCCGGCGGACGGCGGGTCAAGCTGCGCGAACTCGTAGTTTGTCGGAGTGATAACTGCCAGCGGATGAACCAGGATCATGTTGATCTGATCCGCAGTAGAATCTACCTTCCAACCCTCGGTGAAATCGTAAACCGTTTTCATCATGTCGCTCGGAACGCTGTCCGGGATCTCCACCTCGTCGATGGATGTGATCGCTCTTCTCAGAGCCTCGGACCGTTTGGAAACATCCAGGGTTTTTACGATCGCTTTGGCATTGGTGATAAGAGTGCGGACATCCGGGGTAACGTAGAGAATACGTCCAGATCTCGGAACTCTGGAGTTGTCCATCGCGGTCATCATCTTGTCGAAGACGTCCAGTACGTTCTCAGTGGTAAGCGGGGTCTCGTCTGCTTTCTTGCTCTTCGCTGTGTAATCTGCGTACAGCTTAGAAACGAGATAGCAGTTCATCTCCGGGAATTTCTGCTCTTCGTTGAAAACGCGGGTGATGTTCGCGATAGAGGCTACCTGGTTGGTTTCCTGGATGTCACGCGGGTGAACCAGGGTAGACCAGGTTCTGTGCTGAGAAACCGTCAGCGGTGTCCAGGAGTTGTTGTAGTTACGTTTTTTCTGGCCAATATTGTCTCTGTCTCCATCGACACGGCCGGTTGTGGAGATCGTCGGGATCTCAATCACATTCGAGTTCACCCAGCGGTATCTACCGTTGTTCGGTGTCGCAAACAGAGCGCCGAAGTAGAGTACGTATGGGAACTCCTGCTCAAGCCCCTGCTGATACTGTTTTGCATAGTTTAATGCTGCCATTCTGTTTTTCCTCCTTAATCTTTCTTAGGCTCTCTCAGGTGAGTAAAGCCCATATGCAGGAACGGGTTTGCGTCTCCGCCCTGTGGATTCCCGCCGGTGGTTCCGGTGGAAAATCTCGGTTTTGTTCCCTCCTGTGGATTAGTTCCGCCGTTGCCCTGGTTGGTGTCTCCCGCTGGATTTTCAGTAACGAAAGCACCTTTGTAGTCCTCATCTTCCATAAGAGAGGACATGAACTCTTTTGCTCCCAGGAAAGTTCCTTTCTCATCTAACTGGAACTGTTTGGATCTGAGCTCGTCCAGCACGCCTTTTCTGGCGGCCTTTGAGGTGAAATTATATCCAGCAAGGAACATATCCTCGGCATGGGAACGGTTCTGAGCTGCCATCTGGTCTTTCAACGCCTGAGTATCGGTGTTGTATTTTTTCTCCCAGTCGGCAACCCTCTGTTTGATTCCGTCAACGTCCTGATCCTCAAAAGATTTGATCTGAATGTTGGCGTCATCAAGCTGTTTTCGGATTCCTTTCAGCTCGGTTTCTTTCGCGTCGAATTTGTCTTTTGCAACATACCCGCCGCCGGAAAGATCCACGATTTTGATATCCTTGTCTGCATCAATCGCAGCTTCCAGTTCCTCGTAGGTCATTGGAACAACCGCGCCGTTTTCGTCCTTTTTGAAGAGTTTCTTTAAAAATTCGTAAGCCATTTTTACTTACCTCCCGTGTGTAATTTCGCTGATTTTGTTTAGATTCCGGTTCACTCCGGCATTGCTATCGTGCATTTATATCCCGGCACGATGGGGAACTGAGTAGTTTATATGCCATTCCTCCAGGGCAAAACAAAAGGATTGCCTTTTATTGACAATCCATCTGCGTAAAGCATACCTGAGAGCTTCGTATAGCCTCCTGTACACCTTTTATTCCATTGTGTGGGTATTTCTTCATTCTTACCGCCGATCGCCTATATCCGCCTCCTATTTAACCCATAGGTGGGAGATATCAGGATCACCGCCTTTCTACTCTGCTTTGTAATCTTCGATGACCGGAATACCGTACTCAATAGCACATGTATTTTCGATCTTGCACCCTCTGGCGTCCTGCCAGCCTTTCGCAAAGTAGGCAATGTCAGCACCAGCCAGAAGTTCCAGGGATTTTCCAAGGAACCAGAGTGGCTTTGCATCCACCGGAGCTTCCTGAAAGAAAGAATCAATAACCTCTATTGGTTCTCCGATCTTCTCCTCTGCGCTTTTGATTGCTTTCTGGCGTTCTGCCAGGATGTCTGCATCAGACTTTCCTTTCATCGGCTGAGAAATAAATAGTTTCTTCATGGTCTTGTACCTCCTATTCTTCTGTATGGCATGTATTAGTTATTTTACCGTATACATCTTCGTAGAGTTCCTGCTTGTCCCCGTTATAGGTGTACTCAGCATAGATGCCATCTCCGCTGATAGTCGTAGATGCAAGGCACTTGTAATTCTGGAGTGTTTTGCATGACCATACCACGAATACGTTTCCAAGGTCGATCTGAACCTCCGGTCTGTTCTTGTGGTACCATTCAACGAGTTTCTTCTGTGCTACACTCTCGAAGTGAGCCATTCCTGTGATAATCATAGTTGACCTCCTAATTTGATTTTTTATTTGCCCATACAGCCTTTTGAGCTGTGGATCTTCCAAAATTGACGATCTTTCCGCTGCTATCTTTGTACGCTACCACCTGGGTTCGGGTACTGTCATAACTTCGGTTGGTCGTCCGACAAAAATTCTTGAGTTCCTTTTCTTTCTGCTTCAGCTCTACGCTGACGGATGAGAAATCGTCCTGAATGCACTTGATCTGCGCCTCATTGTCCGATTCCTTCATCGCCGCATCGTAGCTGGCAAGAATCCGCTTTTTCTCACGGATCGTTCGCTCAAATCCCCTCTGTATCTGGCTACATTCATAGTCAGTCAGAAGGTTTCCTTTGTACTTGTACTTCGCGCGGTCGTATTCTTCCAGGCGGTCCGCCGAATATCCCGGTTTTGATATTCCGGGCCAGAATGGGTAGAAACTATGTCTGCAATTCCAGCCACATAACCCGGCTCCCGTCCCATATCCGGTTGTTTCCGCAAAATTGGGATATCCCGGAGCTGATCCGCGAATCTTAAAAACCCTCCCTTGCCATTCGGCATGAGAAGGTCTTGCTCCTGAGTGGGCTGTGGTTTCGTAATATTCCGCGCCCATATTCTCTGAATACAACTCAGTCAACTTCCCGGATGTCTGGTTCACTCCGGTCAGCACAGACCGCCGGATAGCAACATCGAGCTGCGATCTTCCGCGTCCGTACAGCACGTATGCGCCGTCTTTCGCGGACTGTTTGATCGCTTCCCGGATTGCCTCGTAATACGAAAAACCGCCGGAGGTTACCTTCATGTAGGCAAGGTTTGTTGCCTCCAGGTATAACCCGCCCGCGGTGGATCCGGTAGTCATGGTCAGGTTCCGAATATCGCCATTCGTCTTTGCGATAGCCGCCTCCAATATCTGGCTCATTGCCGGGGATATTTTCAATTCAATGTCATATCCAGCTTTCAGAAGCGGCTGTGCATCGTATCGGACCCCAGTTCTCGCTGAATCGTGAAAGATTCTTTTTACCTCTCTTTGAGACTTCCCGGAGATCCGGGCAACATCCTTTACGATATCCTGCATCAGTTCTCCGTTGGCTCTGAGCTGGCGGATCTGCCATTTTGCCGAATCTGTCATCCGTCCGGTCTTTACGATCCGGCGGGCAATATCTTCGGCAATGGATTGATTCAAAGCGTCGTATATGCCGAGCAAATAGTCCGTGCATGATCCTAGATATTCCGGTGTCAGCATTGGTCGCCCTCCTATTCATCTGGCGGGTACTGTGGTTCCTCCGGGATGTATTCTTTCGCTTCTTCCTCCGTACAGCCGAAGTACCAAGCGTAGAACTTCTCAATCTTGAGTTTTCCAGCCAGTACCATTGACCATCGTCTCTGATATTCGACCTCTGTATCCTCAAGGACTCCATCGCCCCAGGAACACGTTTTCTGAACATCTCCGGGCGGGACGATATCGTACAGATCACACAGCATGTTCATAATCTCGATAATGTCATCAAGTCCCCTGTCCCACGCTTTCTGCATATTGCTGACAGTGGTGTAGGATCTCTGCTTCGATGCTTTGATTTCTGTCGCCGTCCGGTCAACTTGCTCTTCGTTGGAAAGTGTCCCGTATGCCAAGCCGCAAAGAAACTCAATTCGTCTGAGAAACTCATTCAGCCCTCGAAACATGGAACTGTCCCTGATTTCCGGGCTGTAAACCTGCAGCATGGCGTTGTTGTTCTTTCCCTCCGTGTCGTAGATTCGGAAGAGCCGCTCTTTCCCTTTAGGGAGAACCGGGTTACCATTTTTGTCAATATCAAAAATGTCGGATGCTGCATCAACTGCCGCTTCTTTCGCTTCATATTCCCACAGGATCCGGGAATACTGTTTGTCCGCCGCTTCGATTACCTCCACGGCTCGAGAGAATACAGATACTCCCAGTGGGGAATGAGAATCTACATTGTTCGCCCGGGGAACTTTGATATACAAAAAGAACGGCCTTTCGATGCCGTCCATATCCGTTTGTGGAGCAAGCCCCGCCCAGTCTTTAATTGTTTCCAGTGGAACTTCCTGCATAAACGGATGCTCCACACTGATTTGGTCGTCCTCAGTCGTCATCGTATTGAGACGTTCGGATCTGTACGCCTTGTTGACTACCGTGTAGTGGTCATTCTCAAGGCTGTGATGCTCCAGCCGTGTATAGAGATAATCCCCTACCCTCTGTGTGTCGATGAACACAGCTCCAGTGATTTCCTTATTGCTGTTGAACGCCGTCGGGTAGAATCTATTCGCCTGAACAAAGTCAAGCTGGATTCTATCTGGTTTTCCGGTTACCGGATCCGTGCCGGAAACATACGGCTTAATGGCAATCCCACCAAGAGCTCCCCACATCTCTATGATGTTGTCGAAATTGTTGAGATAATTCTCAAACTGCTGGTTCAGGAACTCCGCCCGGGCGCTTCCTTCGAGATTGAACTCAAATTCTGTAAGGATCAGACGCGCAAACTCCTCAGCGATCGCCGCCGGGAGATTCATGGATTTGATATCTTCTTCGCCGCCCAGCCATGGGGGCTTGTTCTCGTACATCTGCAGCCAGAGGGAAATGGCATTGTCCATAACCCCGGATGTTGCGATCTGTACGTTCAAATTACGTTCTAAGTTCTGTTTCGGGAACATTCTTCCTATCACTCTCCTCAAAAAATCGGTTATCACACTATTCTCACCTCCTCAAGAATTTTGAAATGTCGCGTTCGAATGAATACTCGAAAGAATCCAGGGTATCAATATCACTGGTTCCATCATCCAGACGTTCCAGCTCCAGGCTTTTAGGATCCCAAACTGCCATGCTCGCCGCCTGTTCAAAGCTTTCACAGTCCTCAGTAATGAGTAACCGGTTCATCGCCGTCAGTGCGGTGGTAGCAAAGATTCGGTCTGTGATCTTACCCTTCATCGCGTTCACAACTTTGATGTCTCCGTGTCCGCTCTGTACCAACGCCGTTCGAAAGCCTCGAATCAGCACCGATTCCGCCGAGTCAGCGTAGACTTTGGTAATGAATCCATATTCTTTCGTGACCGCCTCAATAAAGCGAATAAACAGCTCATCCAGGGCTTTCGGGTCAATGTCCAGTATCTTCTTCCCGGTATCCGGGTCATACTCGCCTTCCAGGTAGCGCCGGGACTTCAGAATTATGAGTTTTTCATACCCCTGCAGTTCCCCGGTCGCAACAAAAGCGTGGCCGGAGCCGTTACCTCCAAAGTCCACGCCAATATTGATATGTATGATTTTTCCAGACCGTGCCATTGCCTGAGCAATTTTCTTCTCAATTCGGAACTTGCCATCTTTCGCCGCAATGGATGTTGCCAGTTTATTGTAGATCAGACCTTCCGCAATGGTTCGTTCCCCCAGGATATCCCGAATGTACCAAATGCTATCAGGATCATACTGTGAGATGATCTCTTCGCGCCTTTCCTCCGAAATATTGATGTTATCGAATAATGTCATGTGGGCGTAATTGTATCCGCCCTTTAAGATGCCTTTTTGAGCTTTCTCCGCGTATTTGTCGATGTACTGGGCGTAAATCGGAGCTTTGGGGTGCTCCGGGTTCAGATCCCAAAAAATCTTACGTCGATGTGACGCAATGGTACGGTTGAAAGCCTCTTTGATGGTGTTATCATGATGCAAGTTGATCTCGGTTGCAATCCACATTCCATAGGAGTTACCGCGGATCTTCTGATAACTGGCAGATGATCCTCCGCCAGCAAAGATAACAATCTTTTCTTTAAAATTTGTATAAGGGCCTCGAATTGCCAGTGCATCGTTATCTTTGTAACTCGTCCATCGGCACTGTCCCCGGAAGATGTGTTCGAGGCCGAACCCGTTTGCATCGCCGATGTTCAGCTTCGCGTTCGCCATCGTGGATCCGGTTGCCAGATGGAACTTATCCGGCGTATCGCATAGTTCTTTCGCAAAAGCAAGGACATGATCGACCGTTTTTCCTGATCGAACAGCGCCCTCCAGGATATTGTACGTGTTGTCCTGACACTTACGGATGTAGTCCAGGTGAATATCAGAAAACCGGTAAGGGACTTGTTTTGTGAGCAATACAGGGACTCCATCGTTCAGCATCCTGAGCCACTGATCGTAACCCCATATTTTTTCGACGATATCGGATACATCCTCGATCTCGACTCCCTCTCCAGATTTTTGCTTCTTCTCGTATTCGAACTGGGCTTCACGTAGCTGAAGTTCCGGGTTAAATCCGGCCGTGTCCCGGCAATACGCCATGGCGGACACATTTCCTTTCATAGCGGTCTGCACAGCCATGATATTTACCACATCTCCCAGGGACCACCCCTCTGAATTGATCCCCAAGGATTCCAGTTGTTCTTTCTGTTTCGGCGATATATCAAGCTCAAGAATCTTTCTCATGGACTCCCGGAGGTCTCGCTTTTGTCTCCTCACTCTCCCGGATGCAACTCCGCCTTTCCTACTCAGTGCTTCGGCTTCCTCTCGGCTTCTATTCTGTACTAAGTTTTGTTCATTCGCCACACCTCCACCTCTCTTCTGCAACGCAAAAAGGACTCCGTATAGCCTCGTGTAGGCTTCCAAAGTCCTTTTGTGGTGTATTTGTCGTCTATGTTATTCTTCTCAACTCACACCCCGATTAGAGGGCGATTCTTTATTCTATTCTCCGTATAACAGAACTAAAGTTTTCTTCCCGGATTCAACGGATTTTGCAATGTCAATCCCGATCTGCCGATAGAACTCCGGGTGCACGATACATTCATACGCCCGTGCCATCGCTTCTCGCTGCTCTTTTGTTACGTTGATTCGAAAGTCTTTCGCCAGCTTTAAAGCCTTTTTGAAATCCCCGGCTTTGATCGCTTCCTTTACAATTTCTGTTTTCTTCTTCATGATCCCGTGCCCTCCCTTACTTCATTCTGATTGATGCGTACGTTTCCGGTGTCCAGGTATACCCGTTATGTGTCGGATCTGTTTCTTTGCCCCTTTGAAATTCTGGAAGATCTCGCTTTGTTTTCGGGTCAAGATTTCCTTCCGATTTCATATGATCGAAATACCCGCCCCAGTCTCCATAGTCAAAAAGATTCATCTGTCTTGGCTGGAGCGCCTCCTGTTCGTCATGGAACATATCGAGTTCCGTCTTTCCGGCTCTTTTCCCTTTCCAGGTATGAACGTCATATACATATCCCGGAATGTCGCTGGCATCTCTCATTCTCAGGTTTTCCACCTGCTGGTAATCAACGAACTCATCAAATTCCTCTTCCGTCAGGTTTCTATCTCCCCACATGAAGTTGCAAGCCACGTAATCGGCATCTCTGTTCTTTCTCGCCATACAGAGAAGAATGACTGCTTTTGCAATGAAAAGATCGTTCGTTTCCCCGACCTTCGCTTTTTTGTTTACGCACTCATCTGCCTGTTGTAAGGCGACGATTTCTTTTGTCATGATTCCGTAACAGTCTTCCGCCGATACGGTCAGCAATCTCTTCCAGAGGTACTTTCTGTACTTCCCACTCAATTCGTTTGCAGCATACGCCGCGTGCGGAATATCGCATCTTCGAATCGCTTTCTGAATCATTGAACTCATTTCAAAAAGATCATAGCCATTTGTTGTTTTAAGATTGTATCCCATGCTTTTCTTCCTCCTGGTGTTGTGGTTTCTTTTGTTATTTTCATCTTACCGCCCTTCCGTACATCGAACAAGCGTTTCGAAACCATTCTTCCATTTTCAGCATTAGCACGGCATAAATGCCCGGATATTTGTCATCTTTGTACATTTATTTTGGCTGTGTTCTTCTTGAAGTCGTAATCATAATACTGGCCCCATTTATTCATCATTGCATATTGGATGGATTCATGAACGGATCGCGGTTCTGCATACCCATCGTTGGTGTCCATCGTCGCTTGTGTGCAATAATAAACTGGCTGTAAAATAACCCGGTTCAGCAAAAGTTCCTGCATGGCCATGTCAATATCGCTGGTCGCAGGATCTTCTGGATTATATTTCGCTTTGAATGCCGCTTTGTTCACCCACCGGATATGCCCCGGCATTGCTTTGAACTGCCATTCCTGATGGTATACGTAGGGAGCTGGTTGAGGATTGTCGTAGGCAAGTCCTAAATTCAAATCATACAGGATCTGGGCGATTCTTTCACATTCCGCCGTTGCCCTCTCCTGATCCAGCTCTCCGGTTTTCGTTCTGATCGGGGCTTTGTAGTCCATCCGGTACAGCATCTCTTTTACGTCATCGTCCACGATACAAATAACGTCCTCTGGAGTATTTTCTATGATCCAGTAGAACGTTGACATAAAATCATGAACTTTTCCTTCCGGGATTGCCAGGATGTCTTCTACTCCGGCTTTACGGTACGCCTCTTCCTCTTCAGCTCTCACGACGTAAGTGCAGTATTCAAATACATTTTTCGTCATGATCGCGTGGGGCCGCATGTAGGACATGCAGTAAATATTAAAAGAAATATTCTGACTCATAATATTTCTGCATGCGCAGCCCTTCTTTGATGTTGGACCAAGCAAGGAAATCTTTCTCTTCCAGTTCTCCCATCAACTGCTTACATCTGAGATACACCAGGTTCACCCCAGCTTTCCAGCAGAACCCGATCGAGGCGTTGATTCTCGGGTTGCATTCGAGGAGCTTTACTGGCGCGTTCTGCATGTGACTCATTTCTGTCCTGGACTTTCCGCCCTCCAAAATAAAATCAAAACATGCATTTCCGTCAACCTTGAGATCCTCTACAATCTTTCGTGCAATCTCAAATGCGTTCCGGTTGGTTACGATCTGGCCATTGACTACCGCGCCAAATTCCATATCAAATCCAGCGTAGCCGACCATATCCAGGATTCTTCCGTGATCCGCCAGCACGCATACGCTGTAGTCAATCCCTTCCACGTATTCCTGGAGGATCACCCTATTCCCGTTCTCTATGATCTTGTATAGATCCTGATCGGATATATAGCGGTTGACTCCACAGCGATTAAATAGTGAAATATCATATGCTTTCTCATTATCAATGATGCAAAATCCTGTTCCTCCACATTTTCCGGATATCTTGCAGCAAACTTTCATTTTCTTGTTTTTGTACGCCTCGCATATTATTTTCGCAGTATGTACATCATCCGTAGCGTATTGCCCTGGTGCGTACCTTCGGAACATCTCCCCGAACTTCTCCTTATTATTCAGGATGTCCAGTGTTTCAGGACTCGCCACGGAAACTTTTACTCCCATCGGTTCCAGATCTGTCTTATACCGCGCCGCAAGCTCCAATTCCGCTGTGATATACGGCAGAATTATATCAGTGTTGGTTTCTTTGCACACCTTCCTTAAAAACGGGATATAACCTGCATCCGTAATTGGAGGGGCAATATATTGGTGAGCGGTTCCATGATGCAGCAGTTTGTTTGCATCCATATTCACCGCCACAACATTTACTTTTCTTCCATCTTCGTTCTGCGTCAGGCAGTCCACGATTTCTTTCGAATGTTTCGAACAGCCAGTAATAAGTACCGTCAAGTCGCGCATCTTCTTCCTCCTATTGCACATCGGGCGGTTATGTCTGAAAGCTGACCGCGTTCTCTCATAATCTCCTGGATTTCATAATTATCATTCACCATATACATAGCGAGCATAGGAAAAATAAAATTCCCTTTCATCGACATTGAATAGGCTCCGCAATTATGAATCAGGACGCGATCCCCAGTTTTTAACCACCCCATGTATTCTCTATTGATATAGTCTTCTTCCATGCAGGTGTAACCGCATATTACAGTCGGAATATCACTTTTCAAATCCGGTGCAGAAATATTTTCAACCGTCAAATTTTTATAATCTGCGATCATTCCGCAGTCGTGAGAACTTACATCCAGAGTAGCCACTCTCTTCATTCCTCGAATTTTTACATTCTGGACAGTCGCCAGGATGGATACTGCATCTGCGATCAGTGCGGTTCCTGGCTCCAGGATCAACTGCGGCATGGATTTTCTTTTCTCATACGTATCCCGAACCAGCGTAGCTACCGTTTCCGCATATTCCCGGAACGTCGGTATATCATCGCCAAACTGTTTTTTAAGTTCTTCATCCATTCTTCCGAATAGGTGTCCGCCAAGGTCGATATACTCCAGCGGATATCCCAGGATATTTTCTACATCCCTTGCGATCCGCAGCATGCGTTCCGTCTTTTTCTTCCAGGTCTGTAAGCTTCTGCTTCCTCCCACGTGGCAGTGTATTCCGGCAACGGTCTGTTTTGCTTCCGTAATCTTACTCAAAACCTTAAAAAGTTCTGACTCGAGGAAACCGAATCGGCTGTCTTCTTCGCCGATCCTGATGCCAATTTTCACCTGCTTTTCTACATTCTCCAGAACGCATTTCAATCCTTCCCAGGATTCGACATTGACTTTGCCGTCAAACTTTAAGATGTCCGCCATATATTTCCCTGGGATCAGCCCGTTGAAAATAACGCGGCCTGTATTGCGTGCTGTCATATAATACGCGAGATCGGCCTCCGTAGAAGATACTACCTCCGCATATCCGCCGAGTGTGTCTACCAGCTTGCAAATACCCGGGATATGGTTGGTTTTATAACTGTAGGCGATCCGGGTGTTCGGATAGATTTTGCGAAATTCTGTCTGCAAATCAACAAAATTTCTTACGAACCGGTCTGCATTGAATAAATAAACCGGTTCTCCATTTGTCACCTCATCGTTACTGAGCAATCTTTGAAATCGCAGCTCCTTATGTTCCATCTATTCCCCATCCTTCCTCTTTCTTCTCTTTCGCCTCTAACTTGACGATATCATCGTACCAAATTGCTCTTGCCTTTATTTTTCTGGTCGGAGTTACGATGGTTTTCTTTCCTTCCAGTCCCAGGTCGCGGATCAAGTTCAGATAGTCCACTTCGTTTCTGCATACGATCATCACGTAATCATACTGCTCGTATCGGAGATGTTCCATCGCGTCCAGATTTTTGTTTTTCGGGCCTTTTTCTTTCGCTTCGATGCCAAGGTCGAGAGTTAAGTCCGCCGTCCACTCAGACAGCAAATTCATATCCCACTCGCCCGCATGGGTGTTATCCTTGATATTGATTGCCCTTAATTCCGATTCTGTATAGCCATACAGTTTTTTCACAAGGACTTTCGCATCTGGATCGTTTCGTTTCATTAATTCCACACGCTGGTTTCCGGCAATAACATTGTCTTCTTCGTCCAGCAAAATCAATCCGAAATCTCCGAGCGTGTCAAGTGACTGCTGCAACTCTTCGGCTTTCTTCTTTTTGATCTTACGTGGATTTCCAAAACCGTTCTTTATTTTCTGCACCGGAAAATTTTCTATTACCTCAATTCTTTTTTCCATGATTCACTTTCCTTTCTTGCTTTTACACAGCAAAAAGCCGCATCTTTCGACGCGGCTTTCTCTGTAGTTCAGTTACAAGCGGGGAAACACCAGTTTCCATTTTCACCTTCCCGGGCATCAGCCCTTGTGCCCGGGATAAGCGCATGGGAAGAATCGACACGTGTACTGTGTCTTAGCAATCATCTTTGCGGGACTGCTTTTCCGATTGCAATTTACACTATATCACTGGTGTTTCGAATAAGCAAAGGAAAGAAAAAGGAAATCATTTCCGGATCAGTCCCGGATTTCATATAAAACCATGGCATCCAGCCCAAAAAACAGGGTTGTGAGGTCGTTTCTGGCCTCTTTTGCATCCTTCTGGATGTTACTCAAGTCGGTCTGATAGATCTCTGCAATCTCTTTCGTGGTTTTCTTCCCGCCCTCTCTTTCCAGGTACATGTACTCGATCACGAACCATCTTCTATGCATAACCTCCTGTGCTGAGTTCAGGCAATTCGTTTTGTAAACATTAAGCATTCGGTCAACATGAGCCATCATGATTTTCACAGCATTCACGCCCCTGAGCTGCCGATGAATCGTTTTGTCGTCCTCAAATAACTTAAACTTTGTCAGGACTTCCATATTTACAAGAGTCTCATCCACTTCTTCCGCCTGTTCTAAGGTTACAACCGCCTGTTCTGCATAATCTTTCAGCTTTGTGTAGTTCTCAAGCAGCTTCTTCGTTCGGAAGAGAAGCCCTCTCCACTCTCTTTTCTTTTTCTGGTCTTCGAGGCTGATATACTTCGAAACCCCGTCCTCCACTGCCCTCTGGCAAATTTCCCGCAATTCGTCCTGGCTGAGAATAACTTTCTTTTCCGGTGTCTTTTTCGCCATTTCTGTACCTCCCTAGTGTCATTGACTTTTTAAGATCTTCAGCTTATAATTTTGTGTGCGAACAATTTTTAGAAGATCCTCTGCTTGTCTATGGCACCAGGGGATTTTTCTTGTATTCTTATAATCTCACGAATAAGAACCAGATCACCGTCACTACCGTCATGACAACCGCCGCCAGAACCAGAAGCACCATCAAAATTTTCATCGGAGACATTTTCGTGCCAATCCCGAACGCCATTCTAAGCTTATCTTCTTGTGATAACGTGACGGTTACCAGCCATCTCACTACAAAAAATAATACCCACAGTACAATCGTCACTTTCCAAACCATTTTTATTTCTCCTCTCTTTTTGCCTTTTCATTTCTCAGTTTTTCATTCGTTTTCATAGCTTCTTCCAAGATCGCCGCAAGCTCTGCAATCGGAACCGCAATCGCCTGATCTCTCTTTCTGTCGTGGATGCTCAGTACCCCGGTTGATACAGCAGCCTTAATACCTACATTCGTTTTCTCCTGACGGATGATGTGCTTGTCCGCCTGGAAAAGTCCCTTTCCGCGGAATTTCGTATACACGCCGACGGTTTCCATGCTTACTCCGTCGATGGGACCATCTTTCGGATCTGATACGTAGCCAAACAAGAAATTACTCATCTTCTTCCTCTCCACCTCCTGCCTCAAAGAACGATGTCTGAAATTCTCCTCTTTTTACTTCGACTCTATCAGTCGTCACCGTGACGCTGACCGTCGAATCATAGTATTCCTCCAGGAATCTTCTAAGCGGTTCGGCCGCCGCCTTGACTTCCTTTGCAATTTCCTCATTTTTTTCCTGTTCTTCTTCCTCCGGGTACAGGAGCTTCTCGTATTCGATCCAATTACCATCAATATACTTCGGCTCCAGAAGCTTTCTTTCCCCTTTGTACTCGACAACCACCTGATCATCTTCTACGTTGACAATCTTTGATGGTTCATCCATGTATTCTCTTAACCCCCTACCTCCAAATGTCGGGCTCCAGATTTTACCCCGCAAGCCGTCATTGATAACGCACAGGGGATCAAACGGATTGACTGGTTCCATTGTTCGGATTGCCATTTTTCCTACCAGGTCTTTTAAGAACATTATGCTTTCCTCCTTCTACTCTTCGTACTCATAATCGTCATCGTCCGGGATCTCGCGGAAATCTGCGTCAATTGCTCCGTGATGATCTGGCAGTTCCGGTGCCGTTTCTGTGATTCCAGGTGATTCATTTTTCAGGTTCTCTTCAAAATCATCATCAAACATGCTTCTCTGGCCCTCTTCTGGCACGTACCGCAGGATGTATCTTCCAAGCTCCCCATCCCATACCAGATTCATTCCGGTGTTTTTCTTACCATTCGCCTTATCTTTGAGCGGGACGGTAGTCGTGATAACATGTTCGATCGTCGGCTTGTGAGCTTCAAAATAAACTCCGTGTTCGTCCCGTGCCGGGGTTTTCTCCGTCTGGACATTGACTTTAAGAGTGATACTGCCCTCCTTTGATTCGTTGTTCTCCATGGTACGGAAGAGCTTCTGCAAGAGACGATCGAAATCTTTTCTTGCCGCTTCGAAGACATCGATCTGCAGCGAGATCTCCTCATAGTTTTTTCTCATTTCATGCTCCCTTCTGCCGTTTCCGGCTTGATTGATTTTATTATGACTTCAACCCTAGGATGCTCTGAATAGAACTTCCTGCATTGACAATCAACGATTTGGGTATCATCGCGATAAGCAATCTGGTTCAGTGAGTCAGCGATGATTTTAACGACATTATCCATGTCCGGTTTTTTTGTCGGCCGGATCTCTCCGGCCAGCATTGCTGCTTTTTTCTTTTTGGATGCCGATTGCGGGATAGAATAAAAAGCCTTAATTCTCATATCAAGCATCGTACCATCCGGAAACTTGAAGTCTGGATACTTCAAACCATATTCTGTTTTTACCAGCGTTTCATAATTCACGGTGTCTTTCGGTGTGATCGCATGGCCTGTATTTCTACAGAACCGCGGTCTTCCCTTCCCCTTTGGCTCCCCGAGTATTGCAAATCTAACTTCCATCCTGCCTCCTACTTCGACGTGTCCGCATTTGTCGCAAGATCTTTTGCGTGCACGAAATAATCTACTGCATTCCCTTTTCCTTTTGGTCTCTTATTCTGACCTACGTCATATCCGTTTTTGGCCAGGATTCGGATCACCTCCAGACGGTCATCCATATTGTAGATTCTAAGCTCAGCGTCCCATTTCGGCTCCGGTTCCCGTTTTTCCGGTTCGTCACCCATGACGGTGTTGAAATCCACACCTGCAACTTCCGCAATCTTGTAGATGGTCGATGACAGCACTTCGCTTCCCTTTTCATAGCTGCTCACCTGGCTACTACTCTTACCGATCAGCAGCCCGAATGCCTCCTGCGAAAGTCCCATGCTTTCGCGGATTCTCTTGATGTTTTTGCCGATTGCAATCATGATTTTCTCCTTCTATTTTAGTAACGCCTCCATGGCATCGAAGCGTTCCGCCGCTTCCATCTGCCGGAATGATTCGCCGGACATCTGCACCGGATAACACGCCTCGAAGATTCTGTCGTAGACTCTCTTGTAGCGGATATCCTGGCAATCCAGCATATCGCTCAGGTCAAGATTCGTCGTCAGGATCAGCGGCTTTCCGGCTCGGATCCGGCTGTCTACCACGTTGTATACCTTTTCCAATGCATAATCTGTGCTTCTCTCAGCCCCCAGATCATCAATAATGAGTAACGACGCGCTGTTGAGGATCTGAATATAGCTCGCTTCGTCTTTGGTTCCCTGGATGTCTTGCAGGATTTTCACGAATGATGTCATAATTACCGGGGTGCAGTTCTGCAACAATTCATTTGCGATGCAAGCGGCAGTGTAACTTTTCCCGGTTCCAACTGTTCCGTAGAACAAAAGCCCCTGATTTTTCTTTTTCATCTCCGAAAATCGCTCCACATATTTTACTGACATCGTGTACGCCCGTTTGTTCCCGGAGCGAACCTTATATTTGGAGAAACTCGCTGTCTGGTACTTATTTGCCATCATCGAGGCTGTTTTCATTCTTGATATCGTAATCATACGTTGCTGGTACTCATCCGTTTTTCTTTCCTTTTCCAGCTCTGCAGCGCGGCAATCACAGATGCAAGGAACAACCCTCTCCAAACTTCCTATCTTGATCTTGAATTGTTTCCTTTTCCCGCAGATTCCGCAGCGGATCATACCATCCTCCCCAACGAAATCCCCGTCCTTAATCGGGCTGATTTCATCTTGCGTGTGATTGAGTGGAAGTGCTGATTCTACATTCATTCTGGCTCACCCTCCCCTTTTTCGCTCGTTCGGAATGGATTCGGCATTCCGTTTTCCTCTCCATTTGGTACTTCCGCGGGCTGTTCTTTTGTAACCGGTGCAGGAGCTTTCTTGTCCAGGAAATCTACAAACGGTGTTGTCTCACTCAGAAAAGTTTTCGGATGTTTTATGTATTGTGGATCCGTTCTCTTGGCTTTGCATTCTTTTGCATAATTCACTGCCGCCTGAAGCAGATCCGCTTCCGAGAAACCATCTTTAAGCCGCGCCTGGTATTTTTTGTACGCATTCGCTTTTTCAGCTTTTCTTGGATATGCTGCCCAAAACTTTTCAAAATCCGCTTCGTATTCATTCCGCTTCGACTTACTTTTCTTCTTTTCTGGTTTTTCTTCCTTGGGCTTTTCGGCTTCCTGGTCTTTCCCGTTTCCTGATCTGTATGACCGCATATATTCCGCGCGCTTTGCTCTTTTTTCTTGGAGTGCTGTATAGTAGGATCTCCAATCCGTCCAATCATGCAGGATAAGCTCACCATCTTTGGTGTCAATCCATCCGCAATCGAGCAAATTTTGTGTAATAGCTGAAACCCGTTCTTTCTCCTCACTCAGAAATCCCGCGCGGATCGCTTCCTCAACATCGCTCATATCCCCGGCGACGATTTTTCCGTCCTGATCCGCATTGTCCAGTGCCCACAGCCACAGCCGCACCAGAATGCCGATTGCCTCGTTTTGAGATATTTTAGATTTTTTGGCAAAATTCCTTAACTTGCCTCCGATCAGGCTCTGATCCACAGCAATCCACGCCATTTCTGGCACCTCCTCTTCGTTGCATAATTCATTCAGATCATAAACTTGCTGTAAGGTCTCCAATCCCAATCGCTCCTCTCAGAACCTTTGTATCTCTACACCACAAACACTGTTCACAGCGTTCCGGCTTCACTTTTCCACTCTTAACCTCCAGGATTCTCGGCATACAGGTTTCAACTCTTCGCAGCGCTTCCTGCAGGTAGTTGTCGTGAATGTAGATTACCTCAATGTCGATCGCCTCTTCCTTTGAGATCCCGGCGATGTAGAACGGCAATTTCTTCCCGGTGTTCTGCCGGACAATCTCCTGATAGATCGCACCCTGAACATCGTAACCCCAATATCTGACAAAATCTAAATAGCCGATGTCCGGCACGTATCCGAACTTTGTGAGTGACTGCATATATTTCAGATCGACGATCGCCTTTCCCGGATGGTAGCTGTCCATCTTGATCTTCCACTTTGCTCCAAAAAGTTCCCCGGTCATAATGACCTGTTTTTCACCGCTCATGTACTCCTGGAAAAGAGGATCTCTCATACTCCGGGCAATCGCCCGCTCAGCCTTTGCAAAGTTACTTCTTAGTTCTCCTTTCTGCGTGAACATTTCCGGGTGTTCCTCTTTGAACTTATCCAATGTTCCCTCATAGAAAGCATCTACGTAGCTCCCTTCCAGAAGAGCTGTCCTGTTCGGCTCCCGGAATTTGCCTTGAATTTTCGCCATTGCGCATTCCTCGCATCCCACTTTTCCGTAAGTCCCGGCAAAATCTTTAAACTGAGACACCGACATATACTCATAATTGGCTATATCGGAGTAATAATTTTCTGATGTTAATTCAAAACTCATGTTTATACCTCCTCATAGTCAATTCCCATTGCCTTGATGTACTTAATTACCTTCTGGTAATCTTCCAGCGAACCAATAATTTTGATAAGTGGCACGGCTGATTTACCGCCCGGCTTCTGGTTCTCGATAGGTACCGAAAAGGCTATACTGGTAGAAGGTTTTCTTTCAATATCAGCAATCTCTTTCGTCATATCTGACTTAGGCTGCTCTGTATGACTTGAAGTTTGAGTGACTTTTGGCTGCTGATTCTGAGCCGCAAGCTCTGCTTCGCGTCTGGCGATTTCCTCCTGGCGTCTGCGGCGTTCCTCTTCCTCGCGTTTCTTTCTTTCCTCCTCTTCCTGCTGTCTTTTCAGGATAGCCGCCTCCTGTGCTCTCAACTCCTGGACTTTCTGCATCGCATCGGCAAGTCTCAGGTTCATTTTATATGCAATCACGGCGTAGGTTCTGAATCTTTCTTCAATGCCCGCGAGAACCTGCAAATCAGATCGGATTGCATCTGCTTTTGCATCAATAGCTGTCTGCCACTCTGTTTTTTTTGCTGTTGCATTTTCCCAGCGATCATCGTAGATTGCGTTCATCGCCTTATCTGCCATCTCCTGTTCGATGCCGCCGAAAGAATCATACATATATTTCCGAATCACATCTCTTGCTTTTCTTCTTCTTGCAGTTTCATACTCTGTCAGGCGCTCATCAATAACGTCGATCGGTTCTTTGATAATTGTCATCAGCTCTTTTGCCTGTGTTTCAATCAGCTCGTATGGCTCCAGACATTTTTTCTTGATTTCAATTTTTCTGGCATTCACCGATTTAGAAAGATTATTAAGCATTGCTCTGTCTTTCTTTGCCTGACCGATATTAGAATCGTCATAATTCATTTTTTTGTAAACTTCTAACGCGCTTGTGATCGACTTTTTCAGTTCCTCATAGTTCCATGTCACTGTTCCTGGTGTCTGCTCTACTACTACCTGTAATTCATTCATTCCCATGCTCTCCTTATAATTACTTAAATGGTAATTCTACATCTGAAAAATCCTCTGGCATCATAAATGCTTCATTCGGAATGCTGTGCGGCTCCGCATCTACGGGAATCGGTTCGCTCTCCTGATTTCCCTGAAATTCCTGAACTGGCATTGTTGCTTGCGGTTTCTGTTCAATTGCTTTCTGTTCCGGCGCAAATGCATTTACCACAGGTTCGGATCCCGGAAGCTGTGCTGTCCGCTGTCCGCCGCCAGATGACCTGTTTTCAAATTCAAAGCCGGATCCCTCCTCATAAGCCTTAATCATTTCCACTTTATCCAGATTCAGGTCGATCAGCTTACTCAATCGGCGGATGACCGTTTTTTTGCACATTTCGCCAAAAGATTCCTTCCATGCCTGGCTATTCGCCGCTTTTGAGTAGACATCTTTTGTGTGTCGGATCTCTTCCACGCTCATACTATCGTACTTAATGGTTCCATCCACATACATGACTACCGCAAATGCTCCGATGATATCTTTGTTCGAGAATGGAACTGGCTTAAAGTTCAGTTTCTGAACGCCTGCCTCCACTCCTTCATCGTAGACATCTCCCTCCCGGACTACTTTTGCGTAGATATCTTTGATCGGATCGTCGCTGAACCGCTTGCAGACTTTAATCTCGCCTTTGTAATCGGTTTGGAACGTCATTTCGCCCTTGTAAGGGATCGCATAACATTCCCCGTTCAGGAAATCCAGTCCCAGGTACGCTCCCTTTATCATACAGAGCACGATCGAATTGATATCAACTGTCTGGAGCTGTTCTCTTTTCTTATAATCCTTCATCATATCCCTGATTACCGTGATACAGTTCAGGGCGAATCTCTGCTGATTGAATCCAGGCGGCATGGCGTCCTTTTTTTCAGTCAACATTTTCATTAACTGCCCCTGGATCTGATCCAGGTACTGATCTGTCGTCATCTGTCCCATGCTCATTCCTCCTCTTCATATTCGACTAGGCTCTCCCCCGGTGTGCAGAAAACCTTGTATTCCGTAATCAGGACAATCGGGAAAGCGCACACTTCAGACCCGATTGCGTCTACGCTGTGTCTTTCAAAAGCTGCCAGCTTATTTGCCTGGATCTGAATTACGGCCGCGATCGCGATCATCGTCAGCACCTTAACCAACTTTTTTATTTTCATCATAAGCCCCCTGTGTAAAGATTCCTAAGTCAACTGGTTTCTGCTTTTCCATAGCCTTTATAAGCTCTTCGTCGCTGTTGATTCCATATTCATCAGCCAGCAACTTTCTCAGTTTTTCAGCAAGTCCCATCCTTCATACCTCCGTATTTTTTCAGATACATCCTGAGTTCCATCACGTCATCTGCAAACTCAGACAGCTTTGTCACGACTGTGCGCAAGGATTCTTCCTCTCCCGGATCCAGTTTTCCGTCGCTTGCAATACTCAGAAGTTCTTTTTTGATTTCATGCAAAGTATCATCGTCGGCGTGATTCAAAAGGCTGCAGGTTATCTGCTCAATCCCTCTTATCTGAGTTGCGATGTTTTTTCGGCGTCCGATCGGGCAATCATTCTTGCAATAGCACGCTTCCAGTTCCGGTGCGCCGTAAAGATCGGCCATTCGAACCACAACGTCTGTCGGAACCGGTGTCAGCCCTAATTCATAATTGCTCAAGCTCGAAACTGAAATGTTCAGCATTTCCGAAGCTCCTTCTCGGCTACTCAGCCGATCATTGTATTTTGCGGCTTCTTTTCTGCATTGAAAATAGATACTTCCGCCACAGTTCATACACTGTTTTTCCATGTCAAAACGTCCTCTCGTGCGTTACTATGTAGTCATACCGTAGTTGTGTCACTATCCTGGATCCCGAGAAAATCCGAGATCTTTTTTACGGCCATTGTACTGTAGATTCTCCCGTTAATGATCGAGCTCAAGTAGCTTCGGTTCATTCCGACCATTTTTGCCATCTCTGTCGTGGTGATATCCTGTTTAATCATTGCAATCTTGGCGTTTTTACACCACGGAGAAAGTTTTTTTTCCATGACTTACCTCCTTTTTCTTCTTGTCATACCAAACATTTGTTGGTATACTAATAGTGCGTCTTAATAATCAAAATGATTATGTTTTGTAGTTTACATTTGTTAGTATAGCTCACTGTGGTGCGTTCGTCAAGCGTTTTTGCATCTTTTGGTGAGTTTTTAGGAGGAAATTATGTTTTACGAAAATTTGAAAAGAATTTGCGATGAAAAAGGAACTACGGTGACTGCCGTACTGAAGGCTTTAAACCTCAGCACCGGAAGTACAGGAAAATGGAAAGCCGGATCAGTTCCGTCGCTCGAAGCAGTTGAGAAGATAGCTGCGTACCTTGGCGTTTCTATTGATGACTTCTCTGACGTTATGATTGATTATTACAAAACTCATGGAAAAAAGCTCGAGAGTGTTTACGGAATTGATGAAGAGTGGGCGGGGATCATTTCGAGCATCCCGGTTGAGCGTCAAGAACTCTGCAAAGATTTCCTGAGAACTCACATGTCGGCTCCAGATAAGTTTCTGGAGAAAAAAAGGGGATAA